GGTGGCCACCGTCTGGGCGGTGCCGCGGATTCCCTCTGCGAAGGCTTCGCCTATTGATTTGCCGGAGTAGAGGACCCAGCCACGACCGGAGAACGGACCTTTCTTCGCTGGCGAGAAGGGGAAGAAATCCCGGGCGGCCTGGACCACATCAGCAGCTGCGTCTTTGACATTACCAATCATTCGCTTGATGCCGTCAATAAACCCGCGGATTAAGGCTTTGCCGGAGTCGAAAAGGACTTTTCCGATATTCCCCAGAGCTTCAAGGGACCGGCTTGGGATTGATCCCACGTAGTCGAGGATGCCGCCAACACCGTTACTAGCAGCATCTTTCAGATCAGACCAGGCCTTAGAGAATGTGCCGGTAAGCACATCCTTGATTCGGTAGAAAGTATCCCCTATTGTGCCGGCGAAACCTGCTACTGTATCAAGACCGATAGAAACACCCTGGTGAAAGTGCTCTTTTACGCTCTCCCAGGCGGCACTGGTGAAACCGCTGATTTGCTCACCCGCGATTTGGAATACGCTAGTCGTGGTGTTCCAAAAACCACTGATCGTGTCGCCTGCTGCGCTAGTAGCGTTGTTGAAGCCTGTGACTATTGTGTCACCTACGCCGGAGAGCCATTCACCAAATCGGCTGAAACCATCGCTAATGCTCTGGCCTAAATCGCTGAAAAAATTCTCGATCTCAGGCCAATGATTCACCAGGGCACCAACCAACAGGCCCACTGCCGCCACCACAGCGCCTATCGGATTAGCCAGCACCACGAAAGCGCCGACCACACCCATGATTGCCGGGGCCATGGGGATAAGAATCTCGATAATTTTTGCAAATCCCTCAATCATCGTTGCGATTGTCGGGATCATCGGGATAAGAATTTCCGTGGCTAATTCCGCCAGCTGAGGGATGAGCGGAGCAACGGCTAGCAGGATATCGGCAATTGCCTGAGCCACCACCGGCAGCAGTGGCGCCATGGCTGTAATGCCTTCGCCGATTGCCTGAGCCACCACCGGCAGCACCGGCGCTAGCGAATCAAGCGCAGGCTTGAGGGATTCCAGCAGCATTTGCACGAACGGAGCGAGAGCTTCAACCGTTTGCACGAATGCCGGCGCCAAGGTAGTTAGAAAGATGCTTCCTAGCTGACCAACAATTGGCAGCACTGCATCGACTGCACCCGCCATCATGCTAAAGAAATCCGTGAGGGTAGTCATTCCCTCGGCACTGTTTACCCAGTTATTCAGGGCATCAGCGCCGGCACCTAGCATGCCTAGGAGCGGGCCACCACTGGCAGCCATGGCAGAGAACACGCCACTGACGATTCCGCCTAGGTCTTGGACGAATCCCCAAAAGCTCTTGAGCGTTTCGAGCGCACTTTCGAAATATGCGGTAAGGGATCCGTCTTCGAACCCGGCAACCATTTTCTGGGCCCAAGCTTCGGCCATTTCGGCGATTTTTTCCGAAAGCGCGGAAACAATCGGTGAAGCTGCCGCACCAGCGGCAATGACCCCTTGGAAAAGACTTCCAAGGGTATCACCTACGCGACCTGCGATATTAGCGGAGTTATCCAGCAGAACATTAAACGCCTCAAACCCGCTACCTTGAGTGAGGAAATCCACTACGCCTGCGGCGGCATTCCCTAGGTCAACCGCTACATCCCCCATTGCTTCCTGAAGCGGATCCATCAGGGTAGCAATTTCACCGAAATTCGAGAAATTAGCGAAAAACTTCTCCTGAATATCCTCCCCTAGTTCACCGAAACGCTCCCGGAGGGAGAGCAGGTCACCGGCAAACTCCCGGGCGGCTGGGGAAAGATTCTCAAGGGCGGGGCCTAGCTCTTCAATAGTTTTGGCTTCTAGGACCTCATTTAGCCCTGAGAATGCGGTTTTCAGCGTGCCCACACCCAGCGCCGCGGCGCCTAATCCTGATGGGCCCATGGCAGCCGCCAGCGCGCCGACCTGGGCCACGCCCGGACCCAGCGCCTGCACTAGAGAAGCTACATGAGCAGCCAGCCCAGCAATGCCGGCGGTGGCGCCGCCAGCAACCGCGGAAATCTTCCCCAAGCCCGCTGAAACGGCACCCACCGGGCCCATAATTGCTGATAACCCCGACCCAAACCGGGACAATCCGTCTTTCACATCAAGGTCAACATTGACCTTGGCGTGTTGAGCTGCGGCAATGCATGCGGCTTTTACTCGGGCGATAAACCCGGGTGAATCCACATCCATATCCGGGCGGAGCGGAGGGAGGATTTTTTCGGCGTCTTTGATAGTCCGGTTCGCTTCGCGGGCGATTTTCCCCGGATCACCTAATTGCGGCTCAATCCGTATCGCGTCGATAGCTGTTTCAACAGCCCTGATTGATGCTTTCGCGGACTGGACCAATTCGGTGGAATCAACATCAGCATCAACATCAACTTTTGCGAACTCTTGCACTGCCTGAACTGCGGAATTAATTTTTTCCACTAATCCATGCTGGTCAAAGTCGGCAGCAATTTGGATATCTGATTTGAGGAAGCCGAAAGCCCCGACCTCATCAATCGCCTTACTGAGGCGATGCCTGAGATCCTCGGTATCAATTTCGGCGGGAATATCAATTGCGTGCGTAGCACTTTGCGCATGAAGGACTGCTAGATGCGCTGCACTTTTAGCTTTTTTGGCTAATTGTTGCTCGTCAATTGTGGTCTCAACGTTGATTTTGCCAGCGGCAGCCTCTGCGGATTCCACAGCCTTGTGGGCAGCCGTAATGATTTTCGGCTGGTCTATTAGCGCTTCAACATTGATATTTCCGGCGGCATTATTCGCGGCTTCAACAGCACGGCTAGCTGAGGCGATGAGAGAACTTAAATGTACGCTGGCTTCAACATTAACTTTAAAAATTCGGTCGAGTTGGTCAATAGCTCGTTCAGCGGAGTTCCGAAGCGCTGCGGAGTCAATTTCAGCACGAACCCTGAGCTTGGTTTTGTGCTCAATATTGAGGAGATTATCTTTGAGTTTTTGCGCAAAGCCCTTGGTGTCGGGCATGATTTTAACGTTTGCAGCGCCAATTGTTCGGCCCATGCCCTTGGTGGCCATATACTATCCCCCCGATAGTTATTTAGTACAGTTGTTCGACTCCGCTACCCGCTGCTAGTCGCGCCCGCCACGCAGCCAGCGTGCGTTCGGCCTGTTTGCGCTCTTGCACCTTATGGCCTGGGAAAACCTTGTACTGGTTAAAAGATGTTCGTTTTTTTCCGTCACTATTTGCCTGCATTACACGTAATGCTTCTACGGAATTACGCAGGTCAAACAGGACCCAATCCGATTTGCTCCAAGCTTGCCCTTGTTTTTCACCCATCATTCGGGCGAAAAGCCGGGATTCTTCCGGGAGCCCTGCAATAAGTAGCAGGACTTCTTTCACCCCCCATTCCCGTATGACCTGCGTAAAACGTAGATTATAGAATTGCTGGAAGTCCGGCACGAGTGCCGAACCAAATTTTTGCACATACGTGCGCAGGCAAATTAATTTCCCAGCGATTCCAAGATTTCGGCGAATTTTTCCATAATGAATGCAATGCCGTCATTCAGGGACAATGATTCTAGAAATTCCTGCATTTCAGCTCGGTCTTCTGCATTATCCAGCACCATTTCCTGGGCCTTTTCTACGGATTTATGCATCGCTTCCATGCTCTGGGAGCTCATATTCTCGGAGTCGAACCCTCGTGCGATTGGGCCTAGCTCTTCTGATAGCATAAGCGCTTGAGCATAGATTCCTAGAGTGCTAGCGGGAAGCATATTGGAGAAATCCTTGAGCTGCGGAGCATCTTCTCCCCAAGAATCTTCGTCGTCCTCGTAGTACTCTTCGATTACTGGTTCTGGATCAGTCACGGCTTCAGCTGGGAAATTACCAGTAAAATCAAAATCGTTTACGCTACCCGGCGCCCCATGCTGGTTGCCATAGGCTCCGTTATTCGGTTGAGCGGGTTGCTGCTGCTGATTGCCGTAACCGCCGGGGAAATAGTTAGTTGGTGCCGGATTCGGGTTAAACCGCGGCGGTTCTTGCTCCCATTGTTGTTGTGGCTGGTGTTGGGAGTTAGGGTTGCTGCGGTTTTGGTTCCGTGGCTGGTTGTTGCGCTTTTTTTTGCCGGTGCCGGTAGCGCGGCGCTGTTTACGATTCTGGCGGTTATTTGGGGTTGCCATATTGTTCTCCTTGGATCAGAAAGGCGGGCGTCACCAATAATCATGGTTGACGCCCGCCCGGGATATCTATTACGCGACAATTCCTTACACCATGTCTTTGTGCATGATGGTGCCCTTGGATTTGCCGGTGATTTGCAGGATATCGTACTTCACACCCATCTTCATAAAATCCTCATTGCTGGTTTCTATGGAGCCGTCAGGGGAGGAAGATGCAAACCGATAGTGCAGTACCAGGGGTCCGCTGCTATCAATAAAGACGATCAGCAGAGATACTTCTACTGGAACGTAGTTGGCGGGAATCGAGAATTGTTTTTTAGTGGTATCGACGGCGCCATCTCGGCCAAACCGGTGCTGAAGAGGTTCCTTGGTCCATTGGGCGTATTTGACTACAACAGAATCTTTGGATTCAGTTTTTGTTTTCCGTAGCGCTGGGTTTTCCCATACCCCCTTAACCTCACCACCGGAAATGTCAGAGTTGATCCCTGGTAGCGAGTCCAGAGCTGTATAGCCAACTGGCGTGAAAGTGCCGGCGTTTTTAGTGGTGTCTTCAAGCCATTTTGTGATAACCGTCAACTCCGGGCAGTCAGTATCTTTCGGGGCGATAAGCACCGCACCTTTCCCAGGAATAAATACAGCATCGTCTACATATGCCATGGTTATTGTCCCCTATCCCCCCTGACAGTCAGGGTGTATGTCGCAGATATTTGCTCGACCCCTGACGGGTTATGCGGCGCAATCCGCAGAGGTTCACTATCCGCTATCACGATAGCCACACCGGTAGCAGGATGGTCACTAAGCGACAAAATAGCCTCCTGAACCATATCCGCCATATCAGCTACCTGGTCATAGTCAGGCCCCAACACGGTCACGGATATCTGGGACTCGAAAAGCATTCGATTCCATGGCATACGAGTGGTCGGCGCCATTCGAACAGATGTGACCAGCGTCGTTATCACTCTTGGGTTCAACCACGCATCTATAGATGCCGTAGCATGGCTCTCCGGCACAGTTTCGTTGATGTGTTCAACAACCCGTTTGATGATATCCGGGCGAGTATGTTTGGGCGTCATCTCAGTTGGCCTATGGATCGTAGGAGTATGAATTTTCCTGGCACGAATTTGCCAAGTTCGCCACCTTTTTT